GCAGGGTCGTTAAGACCCACCGCCGGAATCAGATCCTGATCCCTATACATCTCATTCCAGATCAGGTTGTACGCGTTGACCGGGAACAGGTTCACCGACTGGCCGGTCAACCCCGGCGGGACACCCAAGTAATCGTACAGACCACCCACCGTCTGACCGCCTGCCATCGCCACTTGAGGGGGCGGGGTGGACGAAACGCCCGTGATGAAATCCTCCCAACCGTCCCAGAGCAGACGATAGGGCACGAACCAGTGATGCACTTGAATCCGAACAGGATGCATGACCGGCGCCACCAACGGCGACACCCGCACCAGCAGGGACGTGGATTGCTGCACCGAATCCCCCGGCAGGACATGAAACAGCCCACAGGGAACCAGCAACCCCATGTCCATCGTCAGCAGCTTGTAATTCGACAACGAGTGCTTATTGCGCTTCATATCTTCGCCTTTCTGGCCCTACGGGCCTTTTTCGACATAGCCTTTGCCGCAGCTGCGCGGCGCTTTTCCCGCTTCTCCTCCAGACTAAGCGGGGGTACCTCCAACGCACTAGCGAGAGCCCTTCTATGGCGCTCCACGCCCGACTGGGACAGCGGTAGCAACGACTCGACCTTGAGCCTCATGTACCTATCGAGCGGCACCAACTCGCCGCCTACCCTGATTTCCTTTGGGCAACCGAACTCGTCGACTACGTCCAACACCGGACTGGGCAGCAAGGACGCCTTGACACCAGCCGCAGCATTCCCCCCGATCCCTGGACGCCTTGACATCAAGCGAAAGGGAGGGTTGCGCCCGTCCGAACAGGATTCGTGCCGCCTCAGCGCCTTGAGGGAGTAGTCCGCAACGTAGGCAAGCGAAGCCTCGGAGATAAAGCCGACATGAGTGAGCCCAAGCTTCCACACCCTTCTGATATTCGCTGACACCCACTGAGGATCCACTCCGAACAAGATCACATGATAGTGCGCCCTGCCGGACACCTCACCATCCTCCCCGACGCCATCAAACCGCACGTGCGCCTGATCCACCAGCTTCCGGTAACGCTTCATGAACAACTGGAGATCCCGCTTCCGAACTCCATCTGCAGGAAGATGCTCGGGGGCATACGTCAGAGTGACGAACGCACCAGCCCCCTTGTGAGACTCCGTGTACCACTCCAAGATCAGACGGGCTTTCCACTTGCGCGCTTTGTTGATCCTGCACGCCATGCATTGACCGCATGGAAAGTCCGCCAAACCTTGTTTCCGCTCCACCGTACACATCATGCTCGTTACATCCGGTAACCGACACGCAAGCCACGACGACGGACGGAGCGCATCCGACGAGCAGGAGCACGACGACGACCAAAAGAACGACGACCACGAACCGCACGACGACGAAAAGCCATTTCAGCACCTCCATCAAGAGAGACTTACCACCCAAAAGCGCGCGCTGCTTTATCGCGCCACCCATCACCATAAACTTGCAGATTCCGCGCGAGTATCGCTGCCATCAGAGCCTTGGACTCAGACACCGACTCCAACGATTCGGAGGGGGAAGATCCCGCAGGCAGGTCAATCTGGAACGCATCGCGACCGTGTCCGGCCTCGATGGTGTAGGTTTTCCACATGGGCTCCGAACCACCGAGATTAGCGGCATGGTACGGCACCGACGCCGCCAAAGGCCGAACCTCAACTCCAGCTTGCCGATCCTCAACCATCTGACCGTCGATCCAAGTAGTCAGGTTGAGAGGGCCGGGCCCCGGAACCGAGGGGAGGTTCTGCTGCCGATTCCGCGCAGCCTCAGACGCCCAGTATTCCGCCTGGGCGAAGTCCTTCTTTGCCGCGGCTTCCGCCGCTACAAGCTGAGCATCTAAGAGCCTTTTTTCGCTGCTCTGAGCAAACGCCGAAGCTGCGCGTCCGAGATGTTGACCAGCGTCCGCGATTCCAGCCCCTTCGCCCGAAACCGTGAACGAGGGAGAAAACGTCGCACCAGATCCGCCAAGCGCGAACAGAGGGTGCAAGCCGGCCGCTTTCGCGTCCTCCACTTTCCACCTAATGCCATTTTGCGCGAACTCCTTTTGAGCCAAGTAGTTAGCCATCGCCGCGTTGTCCGCGGCTTCCTTGGACTTCTTACCACCGAACAACGAACCGACCCCGGAGATGACAGATCCCAAGAGCCCAGAACCGGCCGCAGCCGCAAGAACAGGCATGACCATCAGACGCACCTCATGTTGGAGAACTGAGTAACCCTCCGGGGCCTACCGGCCCCGAGGCCCCGCTTACCGGCATAGCCGAGAGCGTGCATAACGCGCTTTCTAGCGCTTCGCGCCACACATGGGGGGGTATACCTATGCATGGACGCCCGAGCGCGCTGTAGCGCGTTTAAAAGCCGGGAAACGCTATTCCCAGAGACACCCTTAGACGGCCTAGACCCCGGAAGTGAAATTTTAACGTCCCGAAGCCGGGACGGGAGGAAGGGCGCCGGATCCCGGCGCCGAGACTGGGCGACCGCTTGAGCATCAAGCGTTGCGTCGCCCAGAAGTGACCGGAGGACTGAGGACAGATGCGGGGGCACCCTCGCGGGTGGTGAACTGGTGAAATCGTTCACGCCCCGCAATTGATAGGGGGTTAGTGAGAATGATTCTCGTCTTGCAGACCGAGACTGATTCCGGGGATTTGCCGTCCTACGTACCATCGTATGGTAGCCATGGTGTCAGTAAACGCAGTCAGGAACAAGGAGTGCCTGACTGCGAGAACCACTATGAACCGCCCGGAGCCAAAAAAAAACCCCCCATCTCTGGGGGGTTATAACGGGATGACCCCGTTTGTCGCATGGCTATTAAGAGGGTGTTGGCGACGGTGGAGACGCCACCTCAGTGCCAGCGCTGGGCACTATCGTACCATCCTTTACGGCGCTCGAGGCTGGGGCCCGTGCTTTAGGAGCAGACCCCTTGGGGGGGTCTGCATCGACCTCGGCCACCACAGGCGCCATCTCCACAACCTCATACTTCGAACCATCGAAATCGAGATCCACGTCGTCATCCTCGACGTTGAAATCGTCGGCTTCCTCGAAAGTCTCAAGCTGGTTAGCCTGAGCCCTCGCCGACAACTCCATCCGGACGAACCGCTTGATCTCATCCTGAATCGACGGAGGGCGCCGGAACTGAACCGGCACCTCAACAGGCGTAGGGTCAGGGATCTGCCGACCCATCGAATCGAACTGAGCCATCAGATGATCCTCCCGATGGTGGAATTGGTAACGAGCCGCCGCGCGGAAACGCGGTGCGCGGCCATCACCCACAACGAGTGAGCGGTCTGCTCCGCGAAAACCCGCTTGCCCGGATCGCACTCAATGAACGACTGGTTAAGCGCCGGATCGGACGCAAACTGCCGCGCCAAGTGCCAGTAGTTGAGGGTCGTGCGGAACTCACCCGCAACGCCCGAGGGAATGTGCCGATACTCGGAGTACCGATCCTGATAGCCGAAGATCCCCGCGGGAGTGGCGTGCTTCGCATAGACCTCCCGGTTGTAGACTTCCTGCTGCCCGATCAGCTCTAGCTCCTTCTGCCAGTAGTCCTCTTTGGTCTGCTTAGACCACTCCCGATGCAGACCGTCGGAGTACATCGTCCGGGGGCGCACGGTCAGCAGCGACAGAACGACACCGTGCTCTTCGAAGAACCGACGGAAAGGACGCGAGCGCATCGCCGCGATCCCATGCCCCTTCAAAGTCCCGATAGGCTCTGCAGGATCCTCACCAGAGCCCGTTTTCAAGACCTCAGAGAACGAGATGGTGGCCTTGCCACCGCCAAGGTACTCGGGCAGCTGCAGACGCGCATCAGAGGGCCGGACGCCCAGATACCGCAGGTACTCCGTGTACCGGGAACCATACTGCGCGCGCGCTTCCTGATAACGCTGCAGAGCAAACGCCCTGCGAACGTCGTTGATGTTCGCCGCGGTAGCGTTAGTGAGATCGGCCATCAGGCCGTCCGCAAACACCAGATCCGCCGTCGTGGACGTGGGAGCACCCGTCAGGTGCGCCAAATCGTCCGAAGTACTGCCGTGCAGCGCATGAGTGGAATTCCCATCCGTCAGGCGGAAGGAACCATCCGCAACAACCGGGGCCGTGACGCCTAGCGGAATAGTCACCTCGGAACCCTTCTGTGGCCACGGCCGCGCCGTGGTGAAGTAGTCCTTCTCCCAAGCGACACGCTTGAGGGCAGGGTCGTTAAGACCCACCGCCGGAATCAGATCCTGATCCCTATACATCTCATTCCAGATCAGGTTGTACGCGTTGACCGGGAACAGGTTCACCGACTGGCCGGTCAACCCCGGCGGGA